AGAAACTTTTCTTGGTCCCAGGCACCGTACTCGAACATTTGAATAGTCTTATCGACTTTACGGTTCCAAAATTCTCTAACTGTTGCGACTGCCATTAGTACGTTCCTTCTTCTGTTAGGCCCACCACTGGGGTTTCTTTCACAAATGTACCGCCTGTCGTGACGGTTCCTCTGCGGTCTTTTATCTCATTATACGCTTTGTCAACACATTCAACAAAAGGTATATCGAGTACCTTACTCACTCCTCGAATAGTAACGTAAATGTCACCAATAGCATCCATAATCTCATCTTTGTTATCGTGATTTATAGCATCAAGAAGTTCGGTACACTCCTCTAATGTTTTAATCGCCTGTCCCATTGCAGTACCATTCTTGGTGATACCTCTATCATCTAACCACGTATCTATATTCTGTGATACTGTTCCGAGTTTCATTCCATCGAATATGTTTTTAAAATCCCATCGGTCTGTCATTTCCATTCAGTCTCCGCCATTACTTCGGTCAAAAATGCGACCAGGTTAATTTCAACGTCTTGAACAAATGCCTGTTTGTACTGGTATTCTGCAATAAGCAGGACCACCTGTGGTATACTCTGAGGCTGTAAATACTTATACATCTGGTCATAAATTTGGCGATAAATAAATACTGGGTCGGTGGCAATATTGTCTACGACCCACTGCCTCATATCTGTAAACTTTTTCTCCTTGAGATATCCCATAAGGCTCTCAAGATTTGCTTCTCCAACTTTCGCTAGTATGCCCTTATCAACGACTCCTCCTGCGGCGTACCGCTGGAGTTCATTTATCGTTCTACGCATATCTGGAAAGTATCGCTTAATCAATTCCGCGAGTGCTGGCTTTGATTCTATACGAACCTCTTCCTTCTCGAGGATATCAATAGTCCGATTCATAAACTCGCCCATCTTATGATAGACTTCTTTACCCACTCTGAAATCTATAAGGGTGGTTCTAGAATGAATCGGCTCGATAATCTTATCTTTGAAATTACAAGTCAGAATGAACCTGACGTTCTTGGAAAAATGCTCTATGAATCCTCTGAGGGCTGGCTGAAACGATTGGGGATTGAGGTAATCCGCTTCGTCTAATATAACACACTTCTTACCGCCATCGAATGAGACAGTAGAGGCGAACGTGGAAATTTGATTTCGCAGGGTATCGATATTTCTGTCCATCGACCCATTGATAACCAATGTCGTATAACCCAATTCTTCGCAAAGGGCTTTCGCAACGGTTGTTTTACCAGTTCCTGCTGAACCAGTCAACAGAAGATTTGGCATATCACCGTTCTTCAAAAACTCATTAAAGGTATCCTTCAGAGAATCTGGCAGGATACATTCAGCGATAGTCTTTGGGCGATATTTTTCTACCCAGAGAAAATCTTTACTCATAAGTCGAGTCCTGTTCCAGAGCAATCCAATATACTATTTCACCATCAGGTACTGATGTCAACTTCGAGATTTTCTTAGATGAAATCTGGACATTGTAATCTCCAGGAAGCATCTTCATACGTTCAGTCAGAAAGTAAAATTTGAAATTGGCATCACCATCATAGTCACCCACTTCAAGAGAAAACGTATTTGAAGTATCATTACGTTTATCAAGAACTTCGGCTATGATTTTTGTTGGGTGAATCCCTGATGGGTCTGAGTCGCCTCTTCGGATTACCAAGTCTGGTACACCAAGAGTTCCTGTTGCTCGTTGCAACTTATCCAAAGATTCAGCCGTGAGAGTGAATTCTACATCACACTTTGGCATTTCAATCTTGGAGGTTGGGAACACGATAATCTCTTTATCGGCAAACCAATAAACTGTGTTGGCTCTCGAATCAGAGATGGTTGCGAACTGCTCTCCGAATTCCACATCTGGGTCCTCGAACAAGGATAGCGTGGATAAAAATTCGTTAAGGTCGTAAATCGCAAATTCACCGTTAGGTGATTTGAACGACTCGGCCACCTTTGCAGAACCTAAAAGATTCTTCTGTACAGCGACCGTATTCAATTCCTTTCCGTCTGCGAAAAGAATTGACTGATTAATGGTGGCAAAGTTCTTTAGAACCTCTACCGTTCTTTCACTCAATTTCATAATATTCTCCTAATTATTAACAACCATTATAGCAGGTTTAAGCAATGATGTCAACCGTTTCCTTGGTTTTCATTTTTCTTTCAAATGCTGTAGCCAATACCAAATAGTGTAGTGCTTTGATGAGGTCCTTTTCGTTCTTCCCACTCTTCTTGCCATATCGCATTAGATACTTAATAGCGTTATCGATAGACGTTGAGCCCAAGGTACCTCGGTGGGCGAACACATCGATGGTTTGGATTTTCTCCAAATTCTCGCTGGTATAATGACTCGTATACGTGCTTTTCATATGGGTTTCCAGGTCAGCCAATATCTCACCCTCTCCATATCTCCAATCGAAAACGGTCGGAGGCTGGGGAATTTTACGTCTGAACGAGTCGTTGTGCGTGGACTGGCCATGATTTTCGGGCCTGCTCGGTTCGGGCGCCTTTTTGACGGTTTGGAATTCGTAGGCTTTTTCTGCTAAATTTTTTGCTAAAATATCTTCCATTTCATTCCTTTCTCTTAAACTTGAAAAAAAAGTCCTCTGCCCCCAAAAGAGGAAGGGGCAGAGGGTGTAGATTGAGGGGTTCAAACTACCCCACGGAGTTATTCAGTTTCTGGAGTTTCAGCAAATGCCCCACCTTCCGGGACTCCAACTCCAGCATCAATCTTTTCGTAGAGGCTCATAAAGGACTCTCGGGTTTCATCATCGAAACGCTCGATTGCCATTTTGATTGCTTTGCCTCGGTCTGTGAAGATTGAAAATGATTTGATAATATCCACGAGACGGCGAGTTGAAATAATTTCGTCAACTCCACCCTCTTCAAAAGTCTTGCGGATAATGTCGGCCCACATCGTAAGATTTGGGATGAATTTTCCAAGTGCTTCGGATGTGATTCCGAATCCTTCAGCGGCCAGATGGAGAATTTTCTTCTCGATGGCTTCTGTCGGATAAGGCTGATACATCGTAACACTGAATCGGTCGAGGAAAGCCTCGTTCAAAACATTCGTTCCGATAAATCGGCCATCATCAGAGCCTTTGCCTTTTGTATTGGCAGTGGCGATGACTGTGAAACCGTCAGTAGGCTCAATCCACTCGGCACGTTTTTTAATGAAGTAACCTTTGCCTTCAAGAACTGACTGAAGAGCCATAACCTTGTGAGAGGCGAGGTCAACTTCATCAAGAAGGAGGACTGCGCCACGTTTCATCGCTTCAACGACTGGGCCGTACTGAAACACTGTCTCGCCATTTACGAGGCGAAATCCACCGAACAAATCATCTTCGTCGGTTTCAGCGGTAAAGTTAACTCGAATCATTTCACGACCAAGCATTGCACAGGTCTGTTCGATTCCGAAAGTCTTACCGTTGCCACTCATACCCGTCAAATAAATCGGGAAGAAAAGGCGGGATTTCAGAATCTTTTTAATGTCGTTAATGTTTCCCCAAGAAACAAATGCTTTGTCGACCTTGGGAATAAAGGAAATTGCCGAATCAAGTTCAGCAGCCAAAGTACGGTCGGCTGTCACTGCGGTCACCGGAGTGGTAACTACAACGGCAGGATTCTCAACTGGTACGTTCGGCACACTTATCGGAACCGCTAAACGTACAGGAGCCGAAACTTCTTCGGTCACTGGGATACGATGAATACCGGCGGCGATTTTATCGCAATACTTCACCTTGGATGGGATACAAATACTGTAGGTCTCGGAGACCGTATTCATATCGTTTTTTGAAACGTCTAGGGAACCTAGCAACTCTTTTGCCGCGGCTCCGAACTCATTTACTGTCACTCTCTTTTTCATAATTTAAACTCCATTTATTTAATTATTTCTCAATCTACAATACTTATTATACGCTATGGCGAGGTATATGTCAAGCGAATTCGCACCTTTTTTTCATTTATTTTCATTTTTCTCGGAACTGTCTCTTTTTTGCAACATTTCCAGTGCATTCATCGGTCCTGAGCGGTCTGGCTCGAAATCTATGACCAATTGGCGGAAGCCATATGGTGGGTGGTACATAAACTCGAACAACAATTGGTTCGGGTCGGTGGCCATGATTTCGGCGGTCATATCGTCTCCTCTAGTTAATTATGGCCAGAGCGGCGTAGCCCCAAATCCAGGCATCAAACACCACAAGCGTTAAAAAAATTATTTTAGTCATATTGACCTCCTTGTCAATTGTTAGGCAACCAGGGCAACAAACTCGTTCAGCATCATTTTATTAGTTTTTCTGGCGCTGGTGAATTTGCGAAACTGGGTGCGAAGTTTTCCTTTAGCAACATCGCCTTCGTCATCTCGTTCGGCATCTCCGAACTCGGCTTCTTTATCGAGGGCACGGTCGTTAACTAGGAAGTAGGTGGAATATCCGCTCTCTTTCATAGGAGCGTATCCGTTCTTGGTAACAAATCTTTTCAGGTCATCGGCTTTGTCAGCGGTCAGATTGGTGAAAAGAATTGCACGATTAATTTCTCGGCGGTCTGTGATATGAAATCCAATCACATTGATATTGTGCCGTTTGGCTAATCCAGTTAAGAGTGAAGCGGTCAATCCGTGACGATTGAAATTATCGGCACTGTGGAGGAGGCGCTTAGTAACTGGGTCACGAACAACCATATATTCTTTTGATTTATATCCGAACATACTTTTGGTTTCGTTTTCTTCGGCGTTGTGCCATTCACGGTTTCCATCAGCACCGCCATCGGTCAAGAAAATCGCATTGATTTTTTCTTTCCCAGTTTCTTTTTTGAAATCGGCAATCATATCATAAGCACAAATAATGCACTCGTTCAAAGGAGTGGAACTCATTCCGTGACCTGGAGGAGTTGCTAATGAAGTATAATCGTTAGAGCGGCCGAGGAACATAACATTCATCAACTGCTTATTGAAATCTCGGCTGGACATTTTCTCGTTGAAATATTCATTCATTCCGAGCGTGGACATTTTAAGGTGGTCCCTCGGGGTGAGTGCCGTATCATAATATTTTTTATCAAATTTATTGGTGAGGTCGCTAGAGTTAGAGAAGGAATAAACTCGGTAAGGAATTCCAACTTTACGGGCGAACATCACGAGGGTCAATAACTGCTTAATGGTGGCTTCCATCTTACCAGACATTGAACCGGACCAATCGATGAACATCATCAAAGCGTGATTTCGACCATCTTTGACAGTCGCTACCCGCTTGAAAATATCTTCATCGGTTTTGTACATATGAAGTTTATTCATATCAAGAACGCCGGTTTTACCAACAGAAGTTCTGCGGTATGCTGAGGCGGCCTGCTTCATTTCAAATTCTTTAACCATATAGTTAACAATCTGAACGGTGTCTTTTTTCCAAACTCGAAAACTTGTTTCGGCTTCTTTTTTCTTGGCTACGCCTTTATCATCGTCATTCCAATAGCGGCCGAAGTTTTCAGACTCTGACCAATGATTATTCAATTCATCAAAAGTCTCGCCCCATTCTACTACGGCGTTTTTATAATTTATTTTCGGAAGGTCAAGATAGACGGGCTCTTTTGCCTCTGAATCATTAAGGCTTGACATTGCATTATCAAATGCCTCAGTAGTTTCTGGCTTCGGCATCAGAGGGTCGTGATTGTCCTCTTCAGTTTTATTTCCTGAGTCGGCTGTGTCGCCTTCAGGAGAAGTTTCTTCCTCTTCCTCTTCGGAATTTCCAGCAGAACCAGAATCGTCAGACTCTTCCTCAGATTCTTCATCAGAATTTGATGAACCAGAATCGTCAGATTCTTCATCCGAGGAAGGGGCTGGCGTATTTGAATTTTCTGACTCCGCGTCATCCTCTTCAATAGAGTCGGCATCTAGGTCGTTAAATTCAAAGGGTAAATCTTCCATAACTGTTTCGGTGTCATCGGCTTCTTTTTTAGCAATGTCGCCAAGTTCACGAGTCAGGTTTAGGATATCTTCAAATGTCTCGGCTTTGAGTACACGGTCTGCAAACAATTTTTCTTCATCAGAGAAAGGAACTTCTGCACGGAGGCCCATCTTAAAGTGCATATTAAGTCGGTCAGCAAATCCGTAGGAATCCATATCTCGGTCTCTCGTACCGAAGAAATCTCTGGAATTCAGGTCATTGTACATCGTGAAGAAGGTACGTTTCATTCCGGGATATTTGACTTTCATCTTCCGCTCAATGCGGGCATCTTCCAGAATGTTGGCGTAATCTTTGAGGCTGGGATTCTTTTTTGCGAAGGTAGACCATTCTTCGTTGGGAGTATAAAGGGCGTGACCAACTTCGTGGCCAATCAAGCCTTCATACATAACGTCATCCATCTTTTCCCAAAGGGGCAGACGGAGTACGCGGTTCTTTACATCGAAGGAAGCGGTCTTGACTTTTTTGTGTTCTACGTGGATGTTCTCGGTAGCCATCAATTTGGCTAGAACATTTTTTGACTCGATATTGACTGTAGAAACTGTATTCATTTTCTCTCGCGGTTTAATTGTTTTTCTTCATTCTATATACATATTATACGCTAAAACCGAGATGGTGTCAACCAAAAACGCACTTATTTGTGGTCTGTAAGTCATTGATTTATAACGAAAAAGAAAAATAATTGAAAATAATTCCGAGGTGTGACTAATTTGTCACGATTTTAGAGAAATTTTGCTCCTTTTCTGCTGAAATTACGCGGCCAAACTTGTCTAAAATCTGGTCTCCCTTGTGGGATATGACAAATACGTGGGCGCCGTCATCCTGGGTATTAAGGATTCCCAAGAAATCCTCAACGCCAGTAGCGTCCAGGCTAGAATCAAATATCTCATCGAGGATGAGGAGATTGGTTGCTACAGAGGATTTCAATTTAGCGACCTCACGCCACGTGAAAAGAAGAGCAAGGTCGATACGCAGTTTTTCCCCTTCAGAGAAACTTCCGTATTGAAAAGCATCTCGGCCTCGGCTCTTAATAGTTTCACTGAATCCCTCATCCAATTCAAAATTGATGTAGAAATCCAAGGCCGATAGAAACTTGTTTATTAGTTGGTTGATTAATGGAAGATAATTCCGAATGATGACGGTTTTGATTCCGCTGTCTTTCAATAGTTCCTGCACGGTATTCAGATGGTGTTTCTTTTCCTGTAGGCTGTATTTGATATCGTGCTGGACATCAAGGTCTTTTTTGCTTGAGGTAATTTCGTTGGCCGATGGCCATGATTTTTGTCCAACCTCCTCTTCCAATTCTCCTTGGAGTCTACGAATAGACATATTAATACCAGTGATAGAAGAATTCTTATCTGAAATCTGGACCAATATATTTTCTATTTCACTGATACGGATTGCAAGTGTTTCAAGGTCAGCAGAAACAAGATTCATACCTTTGGTCAGTTCTTCATCTTTTTCTGACAAACGGGCTGTGACGTTTTCTTTAACTTCTTGTGAAATAGGTTGCGTACACTCTGGACATTCCGAATTGTCATTTACTAATGTTACTTGCTTTTTGATATGACTTTTCTTGGATGAGAATTTAGTTTTGTATTCCCTCAATTTTGATTGCTTATCCTGTTTAGGCTTGTAGTCTTGTATTGTTTCTTTTAGGTCAGCAATCTCCTTGTTAATGGATTCTATTTGTTCTCCACATTTTTTCAATTCATCTTTCTTTTCTTGGATGTTTTCTTCATTATTCTCTTGGAGAGATTTAAGATGTTCCTCTTGGAGTTTAATGCTTTGCTCTAGTAATTCGATTTGATGAACGGCCTGAAGGAGAGAAAATTGATTATCTGATACTCGACTCTTCACTAGGTCATTCATTACAGAGAAGATTTGGATATCAAGAAGATTTTCTATAATGACCCGTCTTTCTCCAGCAGGTAATCTCATAAATGGAACAAACGAGCCTGAACCAAGCACCACTATTTGTCTGAAAGTATGCTCATTCATTTTTAGAACATATCGTTCTAAGAAATCTTGGCTATCTCTTACAGCGGCCATTTGGTCTTTCATCACACCGTCAACGTGTATCTCAAATATTGCTGGATACATTCCTCGTCTAATGAGATAGTCCTTACCGCCGACCTCAAATTTGAGTTCAACTAAGCAGTCTTTCCGATTAATAGAATTGACAAGTTGGGTCAACTTGACTTTTCGGAAAGGTTTCCCAAAGAGGCCATAGGATATGGCATCCATAAATGTAGATTTTCCCGAGCCATTGGGACCAATCAACAGCGTAGTTCGGGTATCATCTATAACAATTTCTGAGAATTTATTGCCTGTTGATAAGAAATTCTTATAGCGTACAGTCTTGAATTTAATCATAAGTAGACTATTATATCAGGTTTGATATCAATTGTCAACAGATTTTTCTAATATTGTTCTTACTGTACCTACAAGAGTTTTGTCCTCGTGGAGTTTGTGTAATTCTTCTACGGTCGGCCATTCCACTGGCTCCCACTTATTATCTTTCAGTTTAGTTACCTTGGAAGGCGGGGTATGATTTTCTGGCTCAGAATCATACGTAACTGTATATTGGTTCTCGTTTTCTTCTTTAGTTGCTTTACTCACATCTATCTCCTATATTGATAATGCTTCCACATATACTTCGTGGAGTATCTTTTTCACTTGCTTACTATTATCTATACTCAAATCATCCACATACTTTTCCAATGTGGTGATTGTATCTTCTGTCTCAAATTCAATTGTGCCGGACGATAACATTCCGTAGTCCTCAATAACATTGAGATTTTCACAACTTTTTTCTAGGGCCTCAACCACACGATTAAATCGTTCTATGTCTTCCTTCTTGTCTACAATTAATTTGACAATCTGATTCTCATATAACTTAGCATCCACCAGATTATCATTGTATATGATTTTGGCGTGCATCTTAAATGGGTTGGGAACCTGGTCACACTGTAACGATTCTGTGTCAAAAATGTGAAACCCTCTTTGGTCATCACAATCATTCCACGTTATCTCATATGTATTGCCGAGATAGTAGATATGTCCATTATCTGATTTGGTATGGAAATGACCAGTATATACTGTATCATACTTATCGAGAAATTTTGGGGACCTTGAATGATAGGCAGATTTAACTCCCTTCATCATTTCAAATCCTTCTAAATCGAAGTGTCCAAAACAAACGGGATTCTTAGACTGATTGATAAATTCGTGAATCGCCTGTTCATTGTCATCATTTATCCAAGGAACCAAATCTACCTTATATCCATCTGGTAGTTCAACACTTGTTGGTTTAGAATATCCAATAACTGGTGTGTGAAATGTATCGTTATTAGGTATACCATCGATATCGAATAGTTGTTCGACCGAATTGAGTGATGAGGTATTTTTGAAATAGGTATCGTGATTGCCCACAATGGTGTGCATAGTGATACCTTGGTCTATGATTGGTCCAAGGAACTCTGTCCTCATTCGAGATAGCGTATTGTAATTCACATACTTCCGTCTATCCATCAAGTCGCCCATATGAATGATTGTCTTGATGTTATGTTCTTTTAGATAAGGAAAGAATGTTTCTGTCCAAAATCTATAGAAATAGTCTGCGAACGCCAGGCTATCTGACCTAGCACCGAAGTGCGTATCTGTAACTATTGCTACTTTCATAGCATAAAGAATTCAAGATTATTAGCAGAGTCGACCTTTGGCTTCGCCTTCTTTGCTTTCTTCAATTCTCTTTTTGTTTTCTTTTCCGTTTCCTTTTTCTCCATATCGTCTATAAATTCCTTTATATGTGTATGAAAATCGATACTGCCCCTTTCGTTGATAAAATCGAAGGATGCCTTATCGTGTTCCTGTAGTTCATCCATCTGCTCGAATCCAGCCTTCTGGTCAAAATACTTATACTTAATGTATTGCTGTTTCTTTTCCTTCTGTATTCGCCTTAAGAATGCGTAATAGATAATCTGTGTAAAATAAGCAAAAGGATTCTTGCTCTTCTCTGGGTCAAAATTGTGCATATATGCTAGACAATTCTCCAATCCATCCGATATCATATCATCTTTATATGTATAGTTAATGAAATTCGGTCGATAGGATAATCTCTGTGCTATCTGAAGAAAGCACATAGCAATATAGTCAGTCACGTATGGTTTGGGTTTTCCTGCCAAATCATACTCTACAATGAGTGCCTGATAGTCAATAATAGCCTTTAAAAATTCCTTATTATTGATATAATGACTCGTGTTGTCTTTATCTACAGGTTCACCAATTCGAGTTCTATTAGCGTATTTGTTTTTAGCCACATCCAACTCCTTATTCAAGTTATATTAAGTAATATTATACACGAAACCCTCAACAATGTCAACCATTTATTACAGGTTTTCGACATTTATTAAGGGTTTTCGACATTATATAAGGTATATGACCAGGTAAGTTCTTCTCCTACCTTAATATCTCTTTTTGTAATCAGGTTCCATCGGTCTTTATATTTGAATTTTTCGCAGTTTGGATTGTCAGAATGGTTTCCGAATCCACCTAGAGGAGTCCGAATAAGTTCATCCTTATGTTCAATAAGAATAATACCAATGTAGGTAGATTTTCCAATAGGTTGTGTAGCGAATAGACCTAACCCACTAATAGGTGATTCTTTGATAGTTATCCAGTTAGGTAAGGGTTGATACATTATAAAAATATTTATATCGAACGCCTGAGGCGTTTAGACGTAATCCACCAAGGGGTAGGGTAAGGAGTTATCAGCCAGTTCTTCTTTACTTCAAGTAGTTCTGTTCCTCGCTTCGCTCGTCACAGAACTTGGTTCGAGGACTTCGTCCTCTCACCAATATCCCTTTTAGCATATACTTATGGTAGAGCAAATCAAGTTTAATTAGGTATTATGAGAATTGGTTACAAGACACAAGCCAGACTTAGAGACTGGTTACGGTTATCCAGTTGGCCACGACTTGTCGATTCAAGTCTCTCTAGCGGACTGTACCAATATGTGGTGTGTCCTGACCCGGTTTCTTTCAGATATTTAGCACTTGTACACGATGCTTCAATCTACAGACCTCAACTCAGTAGGCTCGTATGTCGAGTATTATAGCCTGCTCACTTCACCAAATGGCTACTAATCCTGGGTTTCTCGTTCCAGGCAGATTCCTTGTTTATCCCAAGGTGGATATAAGTACAATTATGTTGTTATTATACAGTTTTATGTATACGTTGTCAACCCCTAAAATGAACTAATTTACGATTAGATTTGATTTCCCCGGTTGGATTATGGAACTGTGCATCTGGGTATGCTGGTCGGCGATTTCCTTCCTTGTATCCGCTACAAACAGAATGTCTGTGAGGGAGATATGGATGACGTTTTCCTTGCAAGTCATAAGAAATGGAACTAATGCCATAGCACTCTGGCCCGATTCGGTTGGAACTTGTGTCAGAATACACGGGTCCTTTATGGTGAGTGCCTGGACGTGAGAGTCTTTGTGCTGGTGAAATCCCATAACATCACAAATCAGTTCGGTGCCAGTATGCTTCAAATGTACAGTCGCTTTATGAACTTTGAATTCTCCACCGCCTTTCCTCTCTTTCTGTTCCTTTAGCCGTGCCTCCATAGCATCTTCTACGGGCTTATCTTTTGAATTCCCTTTGCTCATAATTTTATGCTCCTAGTTTTAATTCTATCAAGTGGCCAATTGGTGGTTTCTATTCCACCTATGAAAAAGGCCAATGTTAATCTATCTTCACCATCACTCCAATAACTATTTGCGGCGTGCCATTCACAGGCATCATACGCTATCAGTCGATTAAAGAAATTTTGAAATCTTAGTTTTTCTGTAAATTTTACATTATGCGTATTTACGTTACTTTCACCAGATGGAACGATAATTTCTTGTGGTTTCAAATTCCATAATGATGTACCGCTATCTGGGTCGATATCTGGTGTGAGATATATCAATCCAGCAACTTCGTTATCATAACCATTCTGTTTCTTTCTTTCGATTATAGCATCTTGGTGTATAAATCCTTTGTTTCCATCTTCTTGTTTAATCTGACCTGAGGGAGAATTCCTATGAAAGGACATCTCACTTAGGCTCCAACTGATATCAACATAATCTAAATCAAAATAAATGCTTAAAACTCTCTTTAGAATGTCATTGTGCAATTCAGGATTTATCTCCCATAATTGTTTTGACCTCATTCCTGGTTTGTCACCACCCAAATCATCTTTTTCTAATGATTTGCCATATTCCATAATAGCGTGTGCATTATCAAAGAAGTCATCCACAACTACGGGGAAGAATTTAGAAGGACGACCCCATCTAGATTTTGTCGCAAGGCTCTGTCCTTCTGTCATAATTTAATACTCCTTAATTTATAATCAAACTTCTCTGAATTATATATCTTCACCCTCTCAAAAAAATGTCGGAGAGAGTAATTTTTATGCTTTTTCCACGCCAAATCATCACTTATGTCAAAAAGGGTGGCTTTATCCTTGGCCTCTGCTTTCCTAAGTACTCGGCCAACAGACTGCAAATTCCTAATACGAGACTTAGCAGGATGACCAAAAATGATATTGTGAAGATTCCGAATGTTAATACCAGTGCTAAAGGTACCGTAACTAGCAACGATAATAGCATTTGTACTTTGCTCAGTAATCGCACGTATCTCCTCCCGTATCTCAGTTGGTATTTGACCACTTACGAAAAACACTGGTCGTTCTGGTTCTTTCTCTGTTAAATATTTATAGAGTTTCTTTCCGTGCTTTTCCACGAATTGATATAGAATAAGAGTATTATTCTCCCTCGATAGGGCCAAGTCACAGATGAATCTATTTCGTTTTGAATGATTTATAAGGAAGTCTATTTCGTCCGCATAAATCATCTGTTTTACCTCTTTCTTCTCGGTATCGGTATATCCCAAGGTAACTGCTTCAATATGTAATCTCGCAATTAGTTCGGCATCCATTAATGCTTTGCTTGTTGTAACTTTATGGATAGGACCAAACAAGCCCTCAAGTACCAGTTTGTGTGTTTGTGTGCCGTCTAGGGTGCCCGTGAATCCAAACTTATACTCGCAATCAACCATCTTAGTAAGTATCGAGGTAAGCGATTTGGCCTTGAAGCCGTGGGCTTCGTCACCAATAACTGCTCCAAACTGCCTGAACCAAGGCTTCCCTAATTTGTAGATAGATTGCCAGGTTGTTATGACGATTCTCTTATCAGTATCCTTAGTTTTTCCAGCGTAAATTCTATGCGCCATATCGGCGGTATACTCACAATCAGACCCTGTGGTATAGTCCTCAAAGTCTCCGTACAGTTGTTCAACGAGTGAAGTGGTAGGTACGATAATTAATATCTTCTTATCAATTTTCATAAGATACCAGTTCACCAATCCATAAATCATAAGCGATTTACCAGACGAGGTCGGTGATAGCAACAGAGCCCTTTTATGATTAATAGCGTGATGTACGGACTCTAACTGATAATCGTATGGTGTTATTTTTTCTCCCTTAACGTGTGGATTTAGTCCATTAAAAAATTCTGCCGTTTCTTTCTCAGTCGTTGTTCTCTCAAGAGGCAGGCTCTGAATTGATAGTTTGTGTCTATCTGCAAATTCTACCACATAAGGAAGTAGACCAACATATAACTCAGCAGAAATGGCATTGAAAAGACGTATCTTCCCATCCCACGCCCGAGAGCGATAAGCAGGCATAAATCTATAGCCTGGTACTCGAAAGGTGAAATAGTCTGAAAGGTCGTGAGCGATACTTGCCTCACATTCGATTTTCAGAAATACATCATCCTTTTTGTGTACAACAATATCAGTCACGAAACCTCGATTCCGCATATGACAATAATGTGATATCGGCTGGTTCTACCCATCGATTATGCTTCTTGTCTCTAGTACACTCAATTAAAACTCCTTCCTTTCCACCAAAACACTGAGGCCAAGCGGCCGCAACTACGACTGTCCAAGCAATCTTTTTCTCTTTACGGAGTTGCCGATTTTCCTCATTAGTGGGTAGCAATTCTACTATATCATCTATCTTAATAGGACTTGCACTTGCTATAACCATAATTAATATCCGCCTTGTGTGAACTTCATAAAATCAATCGCATTTTTAATTGCGAAACTTCTCCTTTCAAACATCTTACAAATTTCTTCAAGGTACTTCACTGTCTCTTCTTGCAGGGTCACTTTAGCCTCGATTTGAACGACAGCAGGGTCAACCCTCACATATTCCTTGACTTCTCTGTCCTTTAGGACATAATCAAAGGGTTCCGGGTCCGACCCATTATAATAGTTGGTTCTGCCAAGGGATACCTTATACAATTCATTATTCAGTTTCTTCAACGTCAGCCGTTCCCTCAGCAACATTCTCAGGTATTTATTGTGTTTTATGGGAGTGGCCAGCGATTCCTTGGCTAGAATCGTTTCGTCTATGTATAGGTCTTTTTCTACGGATGCTTCAAGTTCTTCTATTTTCATAGATACCATTATATCAGGTTTGACTGGTGATGTCAAGCGTTTTTCATACTATTTTCTGTAGATAAAAGTATGGTTTTAGAGAGGTTTACCGCTCTCCATAGACATATAATCATATTGTAATGTAAGGTCCGTGAGCAATGGCTCAGCAGATTCGTTGGTCATTTGGAGTTCCCCAAGTATTGTGGGGAATAGATTATGGAAGGTAAAGACAATATCGCTGATATTCTTGTTGTTTGAGAGGATATGGAGACTTCCATCTGTACCTGTGGGCTCACCCTCCTTAAATCTTTTGGATAGGTCTGGTCCAGAGGCTCTGAACATCAAATTCAGAATTTCCATATAATTTGAATAATCCTCATCCACAAGGAATGTGACAGTCATCGGCGCTGGCAACATTGTATTGCTCGGTCGATATCTGTATCCGTGAACTGGGTCAGGTATAGGAACTTCATTGGAACTGACCGTAGGGAGATTACACGTAGTCAGCCAAAATAGTGTTTCTGGTAATACGTTTAAATTCAACCTGTAATTAGTGCCTTTGGCAAGGTTGATTTTTTGGGGCTTGATTCTAGTTTTCTCTGCCATAGTACAAGTATTTATAATTCAAAAAAGAAAAGCCCCTCCGAAGAGGGGCTTTGGATTCCTGCTAGAACTAGGAATCAGTTAATTGCTTAATTTACTATTATAGATTTACAACAGTAAACTTACGGAAGTACGGGTTTTGAGCCGCAGTACCAGTAGCGAATGGGTTATGTGTAAGACCATAACGAGTCTTAAACCCTAAACGAGGCTGGAAGTCTTCCTCACCAATTGATTTCATCAACTGAAGGGGAACGTATGGACAGTAGAAAAGCCCTGCATCATACATATTTGCGCCCTTATAACCAACAGTAACACTGTCAGCAGCCGCAAACTGGTCAATATAGACTTTGTACTTATTGCCCAGAGTACCAGCAAACACATTGTTTGCGATATCCGGCTGATTAGAACCAACTTCCATATTTGGAACCGCAAGACCGGCGACCATATCAAGAGCGGATGCAACATCCGGAGATACGAGCAACCAGTTACCAGCACCACGGCCAGTATTCTTAGCGATTAAGTTTGCTTCTTTATTGATTTGAATCAATAGTGATTTATAACGCTCACCACCCCAACGAGCACCTCTATTATCAAGAGGGTCAGAAACGTCAAACGTACCAGCAGTAGTCGTACCCGCTGTTGCGCCCGGAGTTGCCTGGGATAGAATCTTTTCGATTATCTCACGATTGATTTCAGCAAGAATTTCAGCAGACAAAATGTTGCTTAATTCTGACTCAGCATCCAATCCGTGGATAGCCTTGAGGTCTTGTGCGAGTTCCAAAGAATACTTGGCTTTCAACGCACGAGTTTCAGCAGTTACGCTTGACTTCTCGATTGAGAAAGACATTTCTTTGAATGCACCACCACCAGAGACAAAGCCACCTAGAGCCTCACCATCAGCAGTAGACATAGTATTCGCAGTTCCTTCATCACCAGAGAAGTCAACATCAGGCTGACCGGCCGGTAACGTAAGAGCCTCTGCTCCAGTAGAAGCCTCACCAGTATAGTGAGATTTCATAGCAAAGATAAGTCCCGTAGGACCAGACATCGGCTGAACGCCAATGGTATCATATGCCATCAACTGAGGCATTGTGCGGCGAACTAAAGAGATTAAAATTGGGTCCCAATTATCTACATTAGCGCCTGTAACATTCGCTTCTTGCAAAGCGATTTCTTGGTTTTCTAAAAGACGAAGTGTAATTGCACGTTTGGTTGCATCCTGGATTTTTGGTAAATCCTCGTGCTCCATAACTGGCTGCCACTTATCTTTAATTTCTTCTGATAAAAACATTTTCTGTTTCTCCTGTTATTAAATATAAATGATGTTTAAGCACCTAAAATGCTCGGTTCCCTTGATTGTGAAAGTGAAGCCATTACCTTCTTCATTGCATCAGTCATCACTCCTTCAGAGGGCGCACTAGCACCATCTTCTGCAATTACTTCTTCTTTCTCCGCCTCTGATGGAAAGTACGTTGCCTTCAGAGTTTCCAACTTTTCAGCATAAGTTTCAGCATCTTCAAATTCAACACCTTCAGCAAGAGATTTCATCTTAGCCTTCTGAGTCTCAGTCAATTCGTCTGTTACTTCTCTGAAAATTTTCTCGGCAGTAGCATCAGCAAGTTTCGTCTTGGCTTCGACATTTTTATTCATCTCTTTGTCAAGACTTTCCTTAAGGGTATCAATTTCCTTTGCTTGGTCGTCAACTATGTTGAGTTTTTCACTAGGAATTTCAACATAATGTGCGGCAAACAACTCCTGCATACCACTAACAAAACCTTCTAAGATTTCGTTTTTCAGTCCGCTTTCTACGGCCTGCTCATTATCTTCGAGCCACTCAGTAACCATATAGTCTAAATAACCATCTAGTTTCTCAGTGATATCTGTCAACTGTGAGGCTGTCTGCTCGGCAAGATTCTCTTCCATTCTCTCTTCGATAGCGGAAAGATTCTCTTTTACCTTCGCTTTGACCGCAGTCTCAAATACTAGCGTAGTGCGTTTTTTGAAATCATCAGTGAGGTCCTGGCCGTCGAACAATGCGTTAACATCATCGGAGACATCAATCTCAATTTCGATTTCTTCTTTCTTTGTTTTGGCTACTTTCTTGGACTTACCATCCTCTTCTACTTCGTCATCTTCATCTTCGTCCGCTTCATCGCCATCTTCCTCTTCCGTTGCTTTCGCTTTCTTGGAGGTAGATTTATCTTCTTTCTTATCGTCATCATCCTCTTCAGACTCGTCATCTTCGAGGACATCAACTTCGCCCGCACCATCTACTTTCTTTTTCTTCTTCTTCAATGGTGTTGCTTTTGGCGGTGATGCTTCAGAAATAGAATCGGCGTCGGACATTTCAGAATCTTCAGCAACCATTTCCAGGTCCCCCTTTTCTAAAAGTTCATCGGCCTCTGACACTGTAATAGAAGTATCGGACTCAACGGACTCGCCTTTCCAAGCAGTCTGCTCTTCATCCAAAACTAACATTTCGCCAGTTTTTGTTTTTAACTTCATCAGGGTTCTCCTAATCCTTTGATTAATCATTCAAATTAGTTTTAATGCTAATTACATATATTTATAAAACTAATTACTTTAGCAGTGCAAGAAACCTGCTTTCCTTACATCTTGCTTATAAAATCCTCGAAAATCCTTGCTTCCACAGCCGTTAAGCGTGGTCCACTCGTTTTTTCTATGATTTTTTTGTATTGTGCAATTTCTTTTTCAGAAATCACACCATTTTCCCATACCCACTCTTTGCCTTCCATAACACCATTTACAAAGGCGTCAGGCGCAGATGGGTCTGCGACAATATCCGCGGCAGTAGCAAGATAGAAATCACCTTGTACTTCCTGAATACCCTTCTTATTTGCTTTGAGCGACCCCATACCTCGTGAACTAACACCAAGTTGGGCTCCCTCTTTAATAAGAGTTTTGACAATATTGCCGTGTGGAGTATCAGAGATTTTTGCTCTACCGATATAATTGCTTGGATTATCTTTATCCTGCTTCAATTCGGTAATCATATGAGATACTCTTTCGAGATTGATAGTAGGACCTTCTGGATGTCCTAGTTCTCCAAATGCTCGTTTTTTATCAATATATTCTTTCGTATAACGCTTGACCTCTTTCGCCATAATAGCGCCAGGATACAAGCGGCCGTTCCTATTCTTGAGGTCTGCTTGTAAAAACACACCCTCAATATAGAGGTCTTTGCCATTTGCCTCTGTGACGTATTCTACATTTTCTGTTATTTCTGAAATTAGTCTCATTATACCTTTCTCCTACTTTACAGTTCCTTCTTGATTAGTGTCCAGACACCATAAACAATTGCCGCATAGGCAACATATGTCATCCAAGGTGAAAACAATAAACTAACTACGCCGACTCCAACTAATACGCCGCCGTCCCAGGATGTTCTTTCTGACCATCTGTCTTTTAACCATTCCATTCTACTCTCTCCTACTTTTTCTTAGTGAATTTAGATTTTACTTTACCGCCATACACTCTTTGTGCATTTTTTATTTTGGCTTTATTCTTACGCATCCATTTCTTTCTCATCTTGATACGCTTAACTTTATTACCGCCTTTTTTACGGTCTATCTTGGCCCTTAATTTATCGCCTCGATTTTGAAACTTCTGTTTATCTTTGGTCCTTTGGGTCTTCCTACGTTGCATCGTATTCTTTGCTTTGTAGGCCTTAGGTCCTTCGTCTAAATCAAAGTCCTCTTTCATGGCCAGTTTCGTGGCCGTGGCATACATTACATCTTTCCACTTTTCACCATACTTTTCTTTGAAGGCCTTCTCTCTTTTTTTTAGTTCTAAAACGATTTCTTCTCGCTTTACTAACTCAGCCTTAGTCATCTCACGTTCAGCAAGACCACTTTTCATTACGCCTTTGGCTGCCTTTACAAGTTTTCTACGACCATCTCCTCCGGCACATCGGCGACTGCCAGTATTCCATTCGGCTACATTCGCATCGCATTCACAAGGGTCCATTCCACAAGCATCGCATTGCTCTTCAAGAGAATCAAGCCACTCTGCAATCTCTTCGCCCTCATATACACCTGACGCATCATCGGGTTCGCCATCATCATCATCATCTATATCCCCGATTTGCCACATTGCCCAACCGTTTACTGCTTCTGCTTCTAGTTCGGCTCGCTCTGCTACAGTATTTTTTGCCCAGCCCTCTTCAGTCCATTCAACTATAACAATATCATCACTGTCCTCATCAAGAACAGGAACACGCATTGCTTCGCTGACATACTCTTTGAACTTAACTAGACTCATAACTTTTCCCTCTTATACTTTTAACAATTTTTTATCTTGAAGGGCTTTTCCAAGGACTGCCGCTTCTTCTATTGGAAATCGAGCGGGTCCTGCTTTTCTTCCAGTTAACTGAATCATCATACCATCTCCTTTAGGTCCAGCAAATCTCGTTATAGTAATAGATTTACTGCCTTTGAAGTCAGTGCCTTCTTGTAGTTTTCTATGGGCTGATAAGTGATTAACAGCCTCTTCGACATATTTATTTTTAGTAGTCATCCTTTTCCCCTTAGGATTTATAATCGTCAAGGTCACCGAGAATATCCATAACCTTATCCATTCCCTTCATAACATATTTAATACTGTAGTTTCCGCCTGTGAGTTGACCATCAATAATATTTCTCAACTCATTATATCTTGCGCCTGCGCCTTGACCTGCAGGCGAATCAGACGGGTTGTCGGCACGCTCTTTGTCCATCTTCCGACCCAAGTCTACTAATGATTTGTTAAAAGCCTCTAGCGCCTTGACTGCTTTCGCACCGACCGAGATTTCTTTTCCATATACACTTCGGGCTTCAGACAATTTCATTTTATCATAGGTAGGTTTTAGAAACTCAACCACCTCTTTTTGGTAGTCTTTACTCATCTTCGGACTTCCATTCCTTTTCAATTTCTCCAAAGAACTTTTTCTTATCTTCATCACTTAATGAGGAAGGACTTTTTACTTTGAACTTAGCAAGTTTCTTATTGAAAAATTTCTGGTATGCTTCTTTAGAACCTTCAGGAATTTTCATTCCTTTTGGAACGAATGCTTCCTCTTTGTCATCATCATCGTCATCTTTGCCTGCCTTTTTCTTCTTGGCATCAATGGCTTTCTGAAGAGCCGGTGGAAGTGTACCTTCGTGAGTGTGTTCGGCATCTCCCGCTTCGTGGGAATGTTTCGTGCCGTCTGAGTGAGTATGCTCTATTGAATCGTGCGTATGCTCTGCATCACCACCATCGTGGGAGTGAGTTACATCACCGTGAGTATGCTCTGCGTTTTTAGGTGCTTCACTGATTGCCTCTTTCTTAGCAAACATTGACTTAGCAAGTTTCTCTTTCATAGAGGCTACTTTGGTTGCCAATCGAGAATTTACTTCAGAAGTTAAGATGCTTTTAAATGCACTCGCTTTCTTATCTCGTGCCAGATGCACCAATTTTTCTAGATTTTCGTTTATCATAATTAATTATCTCCTAGTATAAATCGTCAGAGGCGCCTTCGTCATCTTTTGATTTGGAAGCCTTCTCTGTTTCCATTTGTTTGTCTAATGTTTCTATATCTTCCTCAGATTGCATCAGAACATTTTTTCGTACCCATTCAATTGAGTAATAACGACCAATCATCTCTCCACTTGATATAGTGTCAAGCATCTCGATACGTTCTTTCATCATCTCAATTTTCTTGAGTTCAGTAAAGTATCCATCATCTTCAAAGATGAAATTAATATTCTCTTTGTATATATTCCATTCACCCTTGTCGATAATCCCTTTTGCAAGTAGTTGCGTTCTCAATAAAGAATAAAATAAATCAGAAAATCGTTTACGTAGTTTCGTTACATATTTCGTAAACTTAATCTCATCCCTTGTTACTTCACCAACTCTAGAGAAGGTCCAAGTATTATCTGATTCCATTCTACTTGAGGGTACGTGAAGTGCCTGATATACTTTCTTCTGAAAATATGATACATCATCCATATCGCCAAGATTCGTACCACCTGGCAATGTTTCTACTTCGGTGCCCCTGCCTCCCTCTTTTCGTGGGAGCCAAAAATCTTCCATCATTGACATCGTATCTTTACCATCAGCAACGGTACCAGTAGTCGCATCATAAACCATTTTATTCTTAAACTTGTTCATAATGTTTCGTAGATATTGTTCTGCTTTAGTCTTAGGCAGATTTCCAACATCTATATAGAACACCCGTCTTTCTGGTGCTCTAGTAATTCTATAGATAACCATTGAGTCTTCCAACATTCTCAATTGGTTAATCGGCTTCATTGCTTTATGTAAATATGAAAGAGTAACCTCTTTCTCTTTATCATATAAGCCAGAGTCAGCAGTCGCTACTGCCTCCATTGCAACCTTAAGGGTTTGAGTTATACCTCTACTTTCGTTTGTGTAAATCCAGTATTCATCTACCCCCTTTACTATTTCGATTCCATCTTTATTTCTTTCTTTAATAACTTCTTTAATTTTCTTGATATTAGTGGAGTCAATATATCGTAACTCTTTAATACCTTTTTTGATGTTATCATTATCAAAAATAATATGGAAATGAATTGCTCCATCTTCATACCATCGTCTGAATAAATCAGGTCCTGCCGTATTAAACTCTAATTTCTTAGAGATAATATCAAATTCTTCAGCAATCATATCTTTGATATTCTTGGGCACATCAACAGTGTCCAACTTATCAAGATAGATTGTTACTGGGTCCTTATAAGGGTCCAGCACAACCGCTTCGTTGACTATATCATCGATTGCCGATTCGGCTTCTGGGTTTCTCGATATCTTTCGATATTTGTCAATTAATTCTTGCTGTGTTATAAACGCGGTATCGAAATTGATGGCGAAGGCGTTGATTCCTCCGCCATCAATAACTGTAGAACCATCATCTAGGTTTGGCGCAACAAAGGAACTGCTTCCCTTGTCTACCACAGATGAGCCAATCTTCTTCTCTATCTTATAACCAAATAGTTCCATATCACGTTTCTTTGTTAGTTAAGTTAATATTACTAATATTTATACTCAAATAACAAGTACATATTTTAGTTCAGTACGTCTACGGTATCGCCAGTTCCACCGTCATCCCAAGAAACTGCGAAGTTTACAGTATATTCCTGTACTGCATCCACTGTTTCCCAGTTAAGTTCGATAGAGCCAACCTCTGACGGCCACCCATATACTGTGTGCATAAAGGTCGCTTTAGAGCCATCTCTGCTGTACGGCTGAATTTCAATCGTCTTATGGGCTTCTGACACCCCGATAATTGATTCCATACCAGAGAAACCACTTATGTTTCTCTGCCACATTAGCAATGCTTCCCTAAGAACGTAGTTCTGGTCATTAATGACCGTAATAGTCCAGTCAGCGAAAGTTCTATCACCAGGAACCTTTAACTTACGGTTCTGATAAGGAACTTCTACCATTCCAACAGTAGTTGCTGGAAGAGAGGCTGCCTTGACAAACATCTTAGAGTCCCATCCGCCAATTTGTACTTCAAAGAGGTTAGGACGTGCATAGTCGCCTGAATATTGATTATTAAAATCTGTTACATTAAAAGCCATTTTTCATTCCTCCTATACTTGGCCGATGACTTCAGCAAAATCAACACCAGTTTTCGTTGCTACGAAATTAAGCGTGATAAAGTTGATAGACCGGCTTGGTTTAATGAAAATACTCGCAATGAAACGATTTGAGTCAATAACTTCTGGCGTGTTGTTTGAAGCATCACACTGAACAAAGAAGTCATACATTCCCTGTCTCGCTTTAATTCCATTGAGATATGGATTAACCATATTCAAGAAATTCTTACGAGTAAACTCGTTGTTGAACTCGAACAAGAAATATTTTGCGGATATTGAAATAGCCTTCTCTAGAATAATGAACAATCTACGTACATTAATTCTATCAAAAGCACTAGGTTTGACTAGCAATGTTCGGTCTCCCCAAAGAACAGTTCCCTGCCCTGGAAAGGTTACAATTGGATTGATTCCGTTAGGAAGCATATACAATTGGTCCCGATGAGCCCGTGAAGGCTGATACGCTATTTTAACAACACCGCTAATCTGACCACGATTAAGTCCGCCAGGACTCCACCAAGGGTCTCTTGTGTCATCAGTTCTTGCCATCAATCCTGCTATATCACCACTGAATCCAATCCAGCGATAAGTATCAGAATAAACGTCATAAACGTATTTGTAGTTACCGTCGAGAGTACCGTATGAAGAGGCTGAGTTAAAAGAAACATCAGTTCTCCAAGCGATTACATTATTGACAGCGTTAGTGGCACCACCAACATTGACAACTTCTGATTTCGGAGGCGAGACTACAGCAATACAGTCTAGTCGTTGCTCTGCAACCTGCTCAATCATATACTTAGATACGATAGCAACTTGGGCAGAATTCTCGTTAGAGAGTCCACCAGCAATTAATATACTGACATTGATTTCGTCACCGTTCTCGAATTTATCCCAACCGGCCATATACTCGTTAGAACCAACAGTACCTGCGGCTACTTCTAGCACCCAAGTATCGCCAGCGGCTTCACAAGTTGCTTGGTCGGCGCCTGTCCCATCATCACAATGAGCAGGAACACCAGCCGAAACTGCGATTCCACCTGTAAAGACAACAGAAACAGGACCTGGGCCATTGACTACATTACTTGTAACCACCCAGATTAATTTGGAAGCAGGATTAATAACATCCTCTGCCCAAATGTTTCCGCCATCAGCGTTGTTAGTACCTTGAGTCATACCTACAAGATAAGTCTCAACTACTTCTGTGTCCACAACAACAGCAACAGCGATTTCGCCATTACCAGTATCGGGTTGTACGTCAAATGCACCTGCATACTGCCAAGCAGACCAAGTAGCATCTCCACTGTGTGTTTCCACACTAATGCCATTTCCGTAAGTACCAGGATAGCGGGCATAAAAACCCTCTGTCAAAGTACCAGAGTCCATCTGTGTCTCAAAATCTTCTGCACCAGTAATCTGAGTTACATTTCCTGAAGGTGCGGCATTAGTCGCTCCAGAATCTACAACTCGTACAACTTGAAGGCTATTTGCATAACTCAAGAATGCGGCAGAAGAAAGAAACGCTGGATACGTGTCGTTGGTTGGTTGTCCAAAAACGCTAACCAGGTCGGCTTCTGAGGTACACAAATACGGCTCGAAAGCCGGCCCCCAAGTAAAACGACCAACTGTAGCACCTAAAGAGGTAGCAACCGCGGGGATAGACGTAGATAAATCGATTTCTTTGATTTCTACGCCTGGGCTTAATTGAAATCCCATCGTTTTTCTCCTATGATTAAATAATTATTCGTAATGATTTGATTTCCCTATCGATTTCCCTACAATAGAGAAACGATGAGTCCTCACTCATTGCAACTATTTATAAATTAACATCTTCTAACTACTAGATTGCCAGATTTCTCCGCCCACTACAGTATATTTATCGCCATCATCTGTTCCATCCTCTATAAATCCGAACGGAGTGAGGTCTTCCTCGATTTCTTTCATCTTTCCATCATATAATTTTAGTCTCAAATCAATATCATTCAACTCTTTGAACATACTTTGAGAAGAAAACCAAGAAAATAGCACTAGACTCATTACAAGGTCGTCTGTGGCTCCTGGTTCGGCTGACCAAGATTTACCTCTGACAATGAATTGAGATAGTTCACTAATTGTTTCTAAGTCGTTAATTATGAGTTTATTAGTCTCAATCAAATCTTTAAGATTGGAGCATCCTACAGCCTTGACTCTTTTAGTCATTTTATGACCAAGTTTATCGTGAACCCCCGATTCGTTGATTGTATTTTCATATTCCAATTCATAATGGAGTATGTTAGCAACTTCGGCACCAGGCCCATTCGATTCAATAAGAACGGCCGCTTTATTATATGCGGTTGCAACTCTATTAATAACAGTTGGAAATAGTAGAGGTGATATCGTGTTTGACCTATATTTTGCTACTTGTCGGAACGGTAATTGCGTAATGTCAATTACGTTCATCGTAGAATAATCCTGGCCTCGCCCCTCTGCTACATCAACTGCTATAAAATAATTATGTTCTTCTTCTGTCTCCACATAAACATCTAATTGTTCTTTTCGACTAAGTGGGTCCCTTATAGACAACTCTGCAAGTTTGCCTGGAGTGATAAGAGTACCAGCACTCCCAAGGAACTCGCACTCAAACTCTTGCCTAAATTGTTCTTGGCTCGTATTTTCAATCGTTTGTTTCTTCCATTTTTCATCTCTACCTGGCACATCCCACCAATTAATTTCATACGGAGTATAATTCGAGCGGCCGTCTATAGCATCGCCCCACATCTTGTAAAAGTGATTCATACCATTTGGTGTTGATACAATAATAACTTTTGATGTCTGACCAGATGATATAGTTGGATATACAGAATAAAAGAAATCTTCTGCTAACCCTTGACTAATAAATGCGAACTCATCAAGAAAAATTAAATTAAAAGCATAGCCACGAATAGACGATGAAGATGTAGAGGCTGCAAGTATTCGGGAACCATTCTCAAGATGTATAGACCCCTTATTCCATTCGGCAACTCCTTGTTGCAGAAACATAGGAAGTCTTTCGTATGCCATTTGTAATCGACCCAACAACTCTCTTGCTGTTGCGCCTTTGTTGGCAAGAATCGCTACGTTCTTCTGGTCATTAAACAATATATAATGTAACATAAATGCCAGACTTGTCTGAGATTTACCAGACTGTCTAGGACACTTGACTATCGAAAAACGATTTTTATATAGGCCTGTAATAAGATTTTCTTGAAAAGGCCATAAGTCAAATTTCATCAGACCCTTGTCAACATTGACAATAGTCATATAGGTCTTAATGAAATAGATTGGATTATCCCTACATTTTACATATTCCAGAACCTCTTCTTGTGTGTACTCTTGGGGTACGTTTACACGTTTGAGTAGTGGATTACCTAAGTAGGTAGTAATTGTCATAATATAATACCCCGAGAACTCAATTAATGGCCATTATTGTGATTCTTTACCAAAATATCAA